TTTTCACTCGGAAGTTTATTTGGAAAAGGGGGATTCAAAAAATTAATTACTACTTTTGGTGCTACTGTATTCGGAGGATTTAAGGTAGCATTCGCATCAATAGGAACAACATTTAGTTCATTGTTAGGACCAACAATAATGAAATTTTTAGGTCCTGGTGCATTAATTGCTGGATTAGCATGGGCAATATATGATGGAGTTACAGGATGGATGAGTAGTTCAGATTGGGGAGTTAGTAAAATTTCAGGTTTTCTTGGTGGATTTTTTGGTGGAAAAGCTGATGGTGGAATTAAAAATGCATTTATGGGTATGGGTAAATGGGCATTAATTGGAGCGGGAATGGGTAGTGTTGTTCCTGTAATAGGAACTCTTCTTGGTGGTTTGGTTGGAGCGGCTATTGGTGGAGTTTTGGGACTTATTGGTGGAAAGAAAATCGCAAAAGCTTTCGATTCAGTTGGTAAATGGTTTATGTCAAAATGGACGGGAGTCTCCAAGTACATGAAAGAATTATGGGGCAAAGTAATAAAGTGGTTTACTGGATTATGGAATTGGGCATCTGGAGGAATCGCAGCTGGATGGATGGGATTAACCGCATATCTATCAGAAAAATGGTTAGCCGTAAAAACTTGGTTTACTGGATTATGGAATTGGGCATCTGAAGGAATCGCAGCTGGATGGACTAATTTAACTGACTATGTAAGTGGTATATGGACATCCGTAAAAGCTTGGATTACAGGAATATTTTCGTGGGGTAAAGCGGCTGGTGCTACAGATGATGGGGGTTGGTCATTAATGACATTTATATATGGACCAGAAGGAATAGTTACTAAAGTCAAAAATTGGTTTAAAGGTATATTTGCATGGGGCAAAGAAGCAGGTGCTACAGATGAGGGTGGTTGGTCATTAATGACATTTATGTATGGAACAGACGGAGTAGTTACTAAGATCAAAGCATGGGTTGGAAATTTACTTAGCTTTAAAGGTGTGGATGGAGAACAGATTAATATAGTCGAAAAGGTTACAAGTATGTTTAGGGCTATGATTGATAAACTAGTTATTTCAGTAAAAGCTATGATTGAAAAATTTACCCCAGATTGGCTTAAAGAGGATAAAGACATTAAAGATATGTCTAAAACTGAGCTTCAAGACAAAGCTAAGAGTTTGAAAAAGGATATTAAATCCGACTGGACTGCGAGTCCACTTAAACAAATGGAACTAAACAAAATTAATGCGAGACTTAAACAACCAGATCTAGCAAAAGTTAATACAAGACTTCCACAAGGTGAATATATGCAAGCAACTCAATCCTTGGCGGAATTAAAAGCAGAAAATAACAAGGTAAAGAGAACACCAAGTGGATCTAATGCACCGATAATTGTCAATCAAAGTAATACTAATAATGCTTCTAATCAGGGAGTTTATATACCACCCCCACCTGTGATTGTTCAAAATCAAAATCGACTTCCTGGGAGCTGATATAGGCGACAATCAAAATGATGCCGCCCATATTACTAATAGTGTTTAGCTAGCAGTTGCTAAATCGGCGAAGTAAGAAAGTTCTTCAGAAGATTCTGCTGTTGCTGCAGTATCTGGAATGGAAGGAGAAACTACATCCATTTTAGGAACAGTCGCGATGTAAGGTTTACCCCCATCAAAAGGAGGTGGTGATGTCTCAACAGAAGGTTGAGTTTGTAAACCCAATACTCTATCCAACTTCTCTTTCAATTCAGTATAAGACTTGAAATTCTTTGGATCAGTAAACTCTGCTAATGAATATTCCGTTTTCCAAATATCTTCCATTTTAGTCTCATCTTCATCAAGTGGGCCTGGAGTAGCAAATTCACTCTTATCATAATTTGAAAACCCATCTATCTTACGAATCTTTATTTTGAAATTCGCACCTTCCCACAAGTCAAATGGATTGACTGGGGTCTCATCTGCAAATTCAGGATTCATCTTATCATTAACCTTATCCCAAATTTTCTTTCCAAATTTGTACAGACGAACTTGTCCCTCATTTTGTGGATTAACAGGATCACTAACTACATAGACATTAGCCATATAAGTAAGTCTACGTTTCTGTTTACGAGCAATATCTTTATTTGCCTCGACACCAGAATTCCAAAGTTGAGAGTTGTGTTCACTCACTGGGTCTTTTTGACTAAGAGTAGTAAGGGAGTTTTCAATGTACCAACCACCTGGGCCCTGAAATCCATGATTCCAAGTTCGTGCCCATGGTAAATCTTCTCCATCAGGAGCTGGTAAAAATCGGATAACAGCCATTCCGTTACCTGACTTATCTAATTCTGGACGCCAAAATCGGTCATCATCACCTTGACCACCAGAGGGGGAATTTAATTTTGCGGTTTCTTTTAGGAGGTTTTGAAGTTTATCTCCACGTTTTTTCTTCATTTCTGCGAACGACATATGTTACCTTTCGTATATTTCGTATTGCGTTGTATTGGTTGTATTGCGATTTATTCACTTAATCATCTTATACTATAAGTATATCATACTAATCTAATTTGTCAACCCCCCTTTCATATTGGTAGTTTTGAGGTTCTTGGAATAAGATGTAGATCTTCTGCTTCATCTTGTATATTTTGTTTCAGTTTTCCACCAACCATTTTACCGGCTATTTCTGGTTCCACTTTATTTACATCACAATAATGTACTACCGCATCAATGTAAGTCATATGAGTGGACTGAACTAAATTTTCAATTTTCTCCATAAAAATTATGGCATTATTTAATTTAATACCCATTACATATCACCATTTCCATTTTTACTCAGTTCACGTGATTCAATATGTTCTGGATCATCTTTGTCTTTGAACCAGTAATCAGTACTCTTTGCCAAGACAGCCACGTAGGCTCCTAGCAAAATATTAACTAAATCTCTAGAGTCTGATTTTAATTCAGCAAAAAACAATAACGCAATTAGAAAAATAAATGTTCCCAAAATTGTCCCAGACAAGATTGATCTTGCCCAGAAGGTCATCCTTTTTCGTTTCTCAATAGATTTAGTTTCTTCAAATATTTCAGCCTTTTCCATTATTTTACTCCATTATATTTAACATTTTGTTGTTCTAAAAGTAGCTCTCTATTTTTTATATGTTCAGCTTCAATTTCTTCTTTACTTCCACCAAAGTATCCAACTGCGTAACCACTCTCACACATCCATTTGTTTATGTTTGTCCATCCACCAAACTCATGCCCATCTTCTGTACAGTTAATCCAAAGTTCACCTAGTACTCTGCCGAACTTACCTCTACTATCTGATTCTGGACATCGACATTGAATTTCAATATCATCTCTGTCTGACAATATTGCCCAATGCACCCACGATTTGAGTGCTGCAGAGGATAATTTTCCATAAAACTTTTCTTCCAAATCTCTTGTTCGGGACTCAGGAGTATCTATTCCAAGTAAACGAATTCTATTACATATACGTACATCAAAACCTAAATCAAAAACTGCATCGATAGTATCTCCATCGACAACTCTTTCCACAGTAGATATGTTATAGATAAACTCGCATGGTTCTTCGTTAATATATTCAGCCATTTTTTTCCTTTAATATCTTCGATCTTCCCATTCAAAGGTCCAATCATTGTCTATATGTGTAACTTTAACTCTACCCAAATCCATAGTTTCAGGATAAAAGAAAATGTAATTTTCTCCACCTAAATTAGTTTCTCTTCCAGCATATCTAGGATTAACAGCATTAGGTTCTCCTCTATTAACTCCTGCTTGCCGTTCTGCTAAATCAGCTGTTAAGGTAGCTTCATATTTTTTTCTTTGAAATCCAGCCTGAATAAATCTTGCTGGTTGATTTCTATAACCACCCCTATACTCTGACATATTTTTAATTCCTTTATGATGAATGTGGTGGCCGGTTCTTCTGTTTCCAAGCGACCGGCCGGAGGACTATCCTCTAACTCAGCTATAATCTACGCAGCGAGTGCGTAAGAATATGCGGTATAATCGTTGTTATTTGCGATTAAGTTATTTGATTGTAGGTAATCACCCTATTCGTTCTCTCTGATACCTTCATTAGCAATCGAATTCCATAACAGCCCCATCAACGAAAATCATACCCAATATAGAGTGTGGCATAAGTTAAACACAATCCAAGTAATATCATTATTGCAAGCCACATTAATTTCTTTTCCATAATCTTCCTTGGTGGAGCTGGCCGGAATCGAACCGGCGTCTTACTTAACTATTCTTTCAGGTCATCAAACAAATTCCTTAACATTATTATTTAGTTCATATAATTTCTTAGCTTCCCAAATTTTATATATCCAATCATTCCGTTTCTCTACAAACAATTGAGGTTGTTCATTATCAACAGCAATAATTATCACAACTTGTGAAACTGGTATCTTTGTAAGTTCTTCATATGCTACTGCATAAAAAGCACATTGTGCAAAATAACTTTCACACCATTCTTTTTTCTTGGTTCTATTACTAGTCTTGTAATCTATCACAGACAGCTTACCATCAAACTCAGCAATCAAATCTGTTCTACCAGCAACACCGAAATGATCTGAATACAAACCAAGTTCTACTCCATGGACATTATCGATTCGTTCTAAGAATGGTTCAATGGTTTTGAATAATTCTGCAATGTGTGGTAACTCTTCTTTCAGAAAGTTTTCTTCGTTGAGGATATACTTTTCACAGACACCGTGTAAGCGGGTTCCTCTACGTGAAGCTTTTCCAGAGACTTTGTTCGCTTCGGTTTCTCCAACGCGTTTTCTCCATTCAAGAATTGAAGTTTTGCTGAATTCTCCAAGTATACTCGTGATACTTGGGTATAAGGAACCGCTGGGAGTCGCATAATATCTCTTTCCGTTTCTAGATTCATGTTGTATGTTAAACGATAGATTTGGTGACTGTCTTAAATGATTAAACTTTTTCATATCAAATTATAAAGTATTACCTGGAATATTTTGTTTCATATCATTTAGTTTATCATTAAGTTGACCAACTGCCTTAGGTTGTACAAAATGTTTAGTCTTGATATTATCATAAGCAAAATATGGTGCTGATACTACTTGTGTCACTTCACCACCACAGACCTCAAAACCCTGACTAGATGGATTATCATCATGTAGAATTTGTTCCACACAAGGAGATTCTGTTGGAATTTTTCTATCGGCTATCTTTAAATCTTTTTCAAAAGTGTAACTACATTGGTTACACTTATAATCATACGTTGGCATAGGCTTCAATCCAGCTTGGAGGTGTTCTCATGTTTTCAACTAATCCACCCCATTTAGCATTAGTGTCTTTACATTGTTTCGAATATACTTGTCTAAAAGATTCTATGGAATTTTGAACATCATCTTCAAGAATTTCAACTTTAGTGGGGCTCGGGAGTACGGTAAGTTCTCCTTCTAGGATATTTCTAGGGACATGACTTAATTTATTATAAAACTTAGACCAATCCTCATGCATGGCATCATATCGATACCAATATTCTTTATGTAACCAGAACCACAAATCATGTAACCATTGATAGTTTGAATTATTAGCTTCAACCCACCAAGCTGGTTCTAGAATCGATTCATCCGGAGGATCTAAGGATTTAAGTATATCACCCTCCGGATCTAAAGAATAATGTGCTGCCGTTAACATTTTAGTATATGTTAAAATTTTCAATTTCACATCTTCATCACAATGTGCATAAGCACACATTTTTGGATCTACATCCAGAAATAATATATTCATAATAATAGTTTTATCTCACCGTCTTATTGACTTATAAAAAATATGTTGATCTATTGTTGCTGTTACTTTTTTCTTTTTCGTCCACCTTGGAGCTTTAATATATCTGGCGTGATAGTGAAGCGCACCATCAGTGATATCTGGGAGATTTTCATTGTTTTTCAAAACATATTGCGCTAACGAAAATGAACTATCCCATAACCTACTGTTTGTTGGTGGTATATCATCTTTGCCATCACAATACCATGAAAATTGACAACGATCTCTTTTTGGTAATTGTTGACCATCACTTGCTGTATAAGTTGGACCCTCATAAACTACTTCACAAACTGTATTTGGATACCATGTTGAATTTACTCTATTTAATGTTACTTGGGCAACTGCTAATTTTCCTGCTGTACTTTCTACAGCTGCTTCGAAAAATATATTCTTTGCCATACAATTTACTTGTGCATTATGTAATTCATTTTTAATATGTAATATTTCAACAGTCTTACTAATAGTACTCATCTTCTGTTGTTCAGCTGATACGTATACCATTTCATGTTGGTTACTTACAGTTGACGTTCCACCAATGCTACCAAGAAAACCAGTAGCAAGGAAAACAATAAGAAATAAACTTATTTTTCTCATAGTCCTCTTATCTTTGGGTTGCCGTTCTTTTAAACTTTACGTTGTGCTCTTCTCGGATTTTTAATATACGTATCAGTGTTGCCCAAAATATTCGAACTAATAAAATCTTTCCAGTCAAAATCCGATTCCCAGCTATAAGTACCTAATGTGCCAACAAATTTTTGTGTAACCCTATCAAAGTCAAACGTAGTTATTACGTTTAAGGGGGTTGTTAGCCTGACAGTTAAAGAACGTGGTACACCAGCTGTTGCGAGTAACTTTCGAATCTCGACCTCTTTTGTTACTGCTTCGCCACTACTAGACGTACGCTTAAATTTTACTATTCTGTCATCTAAATTTTTTAAATTTGCCATTATGGTATTAAATCCGGGAAAGTTGTTTTTACTAAATTATAAGTTAAACCCCGATAGTTCAACTTTTTATCTTTTATTTGAATTACCAAATCCGCTTCTGTCGGGTGTAATTCTTCTAACATCTGAACAAATAATTGCTCTCTTCTTAATTGACCCAGACTACTATGACCACCCTCAATGAATAAATAAAATTTTCTAATATTGGGATATAGATAAGTGGGGTTATATTCGTCTGGTGAACCTACCGTTTTATAAGGAGGTGAGCCTTCTGGTAGAGCAAATTTGATATCTGGATGAAATGCATATTTTAACAATTCCATTAACGGTGTGGATTTATTTTCCAGCAAAATCTTTTTACGTTCTGTGATAGATTTTGCCTTTGCGATGTCCTCAAATATAATTGGTATACTAAGTGCCATAAATTAAAACTCCGATAAGTTCTCTGTTAGGTTTTTTAATCTATGTTCTACAAAATATGTAAGTAATCGTTTTCTATCTCCAACATGTGGTTTCTCGAACTGATTAGATATATTTATACGAATTGTACTAGGAATTTCACCCAAATCAATTAATTGTTTGTTTCTATTGAAATTACGTAACATTTCATTATTGCAAAACATATTTGGTTCTAGATCAAACCAATCAGAAACCTTCTTCTTGGATATTGGAGTTTGTCTTCTTCCTTCATCAACAAGCACATTATCATCCGATAAAATATTTGGAACACCATCTCCCACATCACCTCTTATAAGTTTTTCATGAAGTGACCACTTAGCATCTCCGTCAATAAACTTCTTTTGTATAGGAGAATATTGTCGAACATTAAATTGGTGGAGTTGAATAAAGTCTTTGTCACTTGACAAGATCAAAGTTCTCTCACTAGATAGTTCTACTAAGACAGCGATAATATCATCAGCTTCAGCTTTTTCAACTTGTAAAACTTTATATGGAAACCACTCTATTAATTCAGCTTTCAATACGTTTAAACTTTCGTATAGATTTTGCCAATCAATATGAGAATTAGAGCTTCTCGCCTTTTTTCTTGATGCTTTATAATTCGGAAAGAGTTCTTTCCGCCAAGATTTTCGGTCATCACAACACAAAACCAATTCACCATATTCACTAGCAAACTTAGTTCTATATTGTCGTAGTGAATTTAATACCGATGGCCTCAACGTATCCATACTAGTATCACCATACTTTCCTGCTGTCATATATGAAGCAATAAAGATTTGTGAAAAATCAACTAATAGTGCCATGTATCTTTTTTTGGTTTTCGTCAGTTTCCATTACTTCTATAGGTGACTGAATTGCGTGAAGGAACTGTTGCCATTGTCCACCACGTAATTGCCAATTATAAAACATATCAAAATAACTACGTTGTATCTTCAATAAATTTTGTACATCATCATCCCAAAAATGCTCAATTGCACGCCCTAAAATATGACCATGTACTTGTGCATGTTTATCTGGGTCTTGTTCATAACCATACATCCAAGGGAAGTTTGCTCCAGTTTCTGGAATAGCTCCAAGATTAGGAACAACTGCCAAACATCCAGCACTCATTGACTCAATCAAAGTAATACAACTAGTTTCTTCGTATACACTTGGATATGCCATGATATGTTGTGTCTTCAATGCTTCGCGGATTTCATCATTTGATACTGTACCATGATAATTAATACCCTCTGTATCTTTAGCACGTTTATATATGTGTCTAAATTGTTCATCTAAGTGTCCACGATCATATAACTTAAAACTAGAATAAATGTTTAACTCCGCATCCAATCCTTCCTTGAGAGTATTCCTCATGAAGTCCCAAGCATTTAATAATACTTCAAGTCCACGATGAGGTGTAGAAAAATAACACACATTTATTTTGTCACCCTCTTTTGGTTTCGTATGTTCTGGAATAGGATATATGGAATTCTGTATTACTACTCCACGTTCATACGGAAATCCTAAATACACATAAAATTGATATTGCTGCCAGTGACTAACAAATACTACACGCTCAAACTTGTCCCAATTTTCTTTATTTTTTAAATGTTGAACTTCTGGGTCTTGAGCGAGATCATGTATCCAAAGAACTCTTTTTTTATCTTCTTCAAGTTCTCTAACTCTTGTAGAGATAAATTGAAATTGATCTATGAGTCCTGGTTCACGTTGTTCTATTTCTGTATAGAGCCACTTTCTCATAAGCTCCGTTCCACCCATCGCGTTTATTGATGTAGCAAGTTCAGCTGGAGTACCAGAATCACCATCGAAATCAATTTCAAAATCAACCTCATCATCTGGGTTAGATACCGTTACTGAATCTGCTGCGGAGGTTTGTTGAGGAGGGGCTAATATTTCAAAATTTTCTTCTTGATTCACTGCCTTTACCATATTTTTTCCAATCTTAATAATTTAGGTTGTATAGTATTTATTATACCACATAATCATGATTTGTCAAGTATAACTATAACGATGCATCAAATTGCCTGTCAGTTAATGCCATCCTCTTTTGGGGTTGAACATTCACAGGACGATTTTCCATTTCGTTTGTCCATACAGCATTAATATCTGGATAGAATATACCTACAGTTCGTTTTGGTGTACCATCTGGTTCATATGCCATCGCAACACACCGAGGAATCACTTTTTTCGTCTCATCTTGCCCACTAAACATCCCTATCCAGTCACCAGTTCTAATGTAATGTTCTATGTGTCGAATATATGCTTTTTTATTTTCTGCTGTTGTCAAGGCACGTTGTTTGTCTTTTACAGACATTTCTTTATTCCGTGATTGAGCAGTAAGCATGGCGATCATTTCTTTATTATGTTTAATCCAATTTTTAACATTAACCAAAGAATATGGATCTTCATCAGTAAGAGATAAAACATACGGATGTACATTCTTATATTCAGCAGGCTTTTTTCTAGCTCTCAACTTCGCCATTCGATCTACTTTTTGTGCTTGCGTCTCTTTCTTCTTTTTTGTAGCCATTATCATATCTCATAAAGGTGTTAATTTAATCAAAGCATTTTTCTTTGATCATTGTTTCAAAAACTCTCCACAATTTCCTGCATCGAATTTCATGTAATTCACTCAACCCAGACAAAACATTTGAAATTTCATCTTCTGTCATTGAGTCATCTGGATCATCATAATGTCTTTCTGCTATAGCAACCAAGTCATCTTTAGTTTGCCAAACATTTTGAATTTCTTCTTCTAAATTAAATCTATCGTATTTCATATTTTAAATCTTCTTTGGGGATTACTTGATATCCTGATTTATTGTAAGCTATTGCTATCGCAAAACCTTCTGGTGTTCGTACCTCTCGTTCCGGTACAATTCTTGTAGTACCCTTTAATCTCATAATACGTTCTGAATAATTGTCTGGTATATCTTCTAAAAAAGATTTTCTACGATAAGTAGGTTCTTTAATATTTGCAGAAGTTTTTACTCCTCGTATCGGGTCTATTGATTCTTCTTCTTCTTGTTCAAAATAACAGCCTGGTGCTACTCTCATAATATTTTCTAATTAAATTTTAATGAATGGTTGGTGGGGGAAATAGGATTCGCACCTACTCAGGCATAAGCCACCAGATTTACAGTCTGGCCCAACTCTCTCGCTTTGGCGTTCCCCCATAAAATAATTGTTGAGCAGAGCTCTGAATGTGCGAATGATTGAGCACCTTCATATCTTTCAATGAAACTCCACAAGTCACCCCCTAAGTTATGTATCGTCCTGTGGCGTATACCGTTGGCCTTCCCACATAACACATTAAATTTCTCCAGAGTAGAGCACTTGTACAAACGCATGCGGTCTACCTCCGCTCCGCCTACAAGGTGTCATTTACTCAACAAATTCAATATTATACTATGTTGTTTTCTAATTCTGATTTTCGAATTTCCAGAACTTCTACTACCTGTTGAAACTTTCGTAGTTCTGTATTTATTCTTCGTAGTTCAAAAATGTTCTTCGTTATTTTTACTGCTCTCAATGTATGTAGTTCCATACTCATAATACAATCTCTTTATTTTTTATTTGATTTAGCTTTTAGTGATTCTAAAAACTTTTTATAATTTTTCTGTTGTTCCCACATTTTCATAATCAATTCTCGTTTAAATTATAAACTTAAAATAACAATTGCGGTCAGGTAAAACCACCCAGCCAAAATTACCAATGTAAATATTTCTTCTATCCATTTCATTTTATGCAAACTCGTGTGAGGTTATTTCTGTAACAATGCTTGTATCGTTAAACATTCGGTGTGATACTGCAAGTTTAGATTCTTTCATACTCCAAAGTCTTGCCTTTTCTACAGACTCAAAAAGTTCTGTCTTGTGGAGTTTATCTTTGATAATTAATTTTGCTTTCCAATATGTCATAATCAATCTCGTATTCAGGTTTGTTGGAAAGGGTTAATCCCTAACCTTCATGGACCATTATATCACAGGTAGCTCAAGAAGTCAAGTGTTTATACATTATAAATTCATTCCCATGTCTTTTTCTATATTTTTCCATCTCTCCATGAAAGCATACATCAAACCTCGCTCTCGGCCGTGGGCTTCTATTTCAAATGGTTGTTCAAAATATTCATCAAAATTATCTGGTGAGTAAAAAGTTTTCTGATATAAGAATCCATTGTTAACAGGTTTGAGTTCGCCCATTACATATTGCTTAACATGAACCAGTTCGTGAGCAAGAAGTCTAAGAATTGCATGACTCCATTCAGTATCGGTCAGAGTTCTATTAAAGTCATCTATCTCAGCACGATGGGGGTCTATTATAATTTTAAATTCTCTAGGTTTTTTTGGATTGGTAAATTCGGATAGTTTAGCTTCACCATTTACTACATGGTGTTTCAAATGAATATTGAGTGTGATATTATTTCGTAATCGTGTGGAAGGAACGAGTCTGAACATAGCAAACTCGCCCATGGCATAGATTGCAGCACGGAATTTGATATCAATATTTCTGGCGTGTAAATTTATATTCATAATATAATCTCTTTTTATTTCTTAGGTCCATTATATCATAAGTAATCCAAAAAGTCAACTGTTTATTGTGGATTATATTTCATTTTCATTTGACCATCTTTATATAATTCACAAGGTATTTCTTGAGTTACAAGTTTTTGATATTCATCTACTGCTTGTTGCTGTTCTGCAAAGTGAAATTGTGAGGATGCTGTTTCGACTTGAAAAAGAGATAGTTCCGTATAATAATACATAGAGCGAGCTTTCTATAGTAATTAAAATTATAATGGTTTGGTCTTAAGAGTTCCTCCATTTTTACTAGGTATCGAAAATGGAAATCAATGAGGATCATCACGATTCTTACTATTTAGGTTTCTTCGAATTTCAGTTGCTGATGCTAAAAATTAATATTTTCATTACCAACCTAGTTCTTTTAATTTTGTGTTATCTGCACATGTACTGATTGATTCACCTGTAACTTCTTTAATCGGTAAAGATTTAGTATATCCTACACTACTCAAAAAATCAACATTTTTTATTGACTGGCCATTTCCTACTTCGTAGAGTTCATTACTATCACCTTTTTCCATAATCAGTTTCACTGCTCTACACACATCATCAATATGGGTATAGTCTCTACTCTGATTAGTTATATACTCCAATTTATCATCTTTGCTTAATCCATACAACATATTCTTTCTGTAATTTTTACCACCCCATACAGTGAAGAATCTCATGATTGTACAGTTCTTAGGTTTCAATAATTCACAAGCATATTTTGACATTGCATAAGGACTTGCTAATTCACCAACAGCTGATGTTGAGGCAAATAGTATTTTAGTTTTTGTGGAAGAATAGGCATCAAATATTCTAGTGGTACTTAAAATATTATTTGAAAAATATTGGTGGGGGTTCTTAATACTTTCACGGACACCTGTAAGTGAAGCTAAATGTATAACAAAATCAACATCTATAAATTCAGACAAAGAGCAATCAACTAAATCTATTGGTTTATCTATACCAAATAATTTATAATCTGATTTTAACCAATCCCAGAGATTAGAACCAATATAACCAGAATGTCCAGTTATTAATATTTTTTTCATAACATAGCATTATAACATACTAATATTTCTAACGGAGTTTTAGCTTTTCTAATAGCAGAACGTTTTTCTCTATCCTCACTATTAGTTACAACATCAGTAGCAAAGACATCTAACTTTAAAGCAAATAAATCTTCTTTGGTAAAATCTTCTGTTACATTTTTTATTAAATTTTTCAAACTCCAATGAACATCAAGTTGTTCAATAGTGGGTTCAGGAACTTCAGCTATACCCTTTTCCCATGCATCAAACTTCTGCCAATTAGCTATTTCAATTTTAGTATTTTCTATTGAATCTTCTTCTATTGCTTCAAGCGTAGTAAGTTTCATTAAGTCTTGAAACATCGGACTTTCTGGATCTACTTGACAAACATCGGTTAGTGCTTCCGGAAGACCATCAATCAGAGTTTCACCAGTTGAACATATTTTTATAGCAGTTGCGTCAGGGTCTAAAAAAATTGCTGAAAGGATACCTCTTGGAAAAGAGGCATTGTCATTGGGGATATTTTTTTTCATAATTAAATTCCATTATAATATTAAGAAGTTCGAACTCTTAGTTCATAAGTTGCATTATTTGATTGTCCACCAGAAGGAGTACGCCATCTCTTATACCACGGATTGGAAAACTGTTGACTAGTTGTATCACTACTATAACGTGTATCAATCATAGTTCCACGTCCAGTCCCAGATCCATTAATACTATAATTCAATGCACCGTTGTTAGCAACTCTTCGATGTAACATAGGAAGAAGAAGTGTTTGAACTAAACTCCCATTCCAAGCGACAGATCGTGCTTTAAATCCACCATTATATCCTACAGGATTTGTTGAACTTCCTGGACTTCCAGCAGAAGTTTTAAGATAAAGATTCCAAGTAGTTTGCCCAGCATTACTGTAAATTTTATTAACAAATACAGCACCTTTACTTCCCCATCCACTGCCAGGAGATCCTGTAGATATTCTATATGTTCCTACTTCATCACCTGAAACTGCTTCTGATATAGTGTCACTTAAAATAGTATCAACAAAATCTTGTTCTGCTGAAATTACTCTCATATTAAAAGATGTTGTAGAGCCTTGCCAATACAACCAACCGTAATCACGTAAATTAGCAGCAGAAGGAAATGTTGCATTACTCCTAGTTTGAGTAAAAGTAGTAGTGGAACGGGTTAAAGTTCCTGTAGCAGGATATCCTGGCCAATCTTCTCCTCCAGAGTTATTCCGAGCTTGTTGAGCATATCCTTGTGTCCGCTCTGTATCAATCGCTTGTCCTACATTGTTTCCACCACCTGTATATAATCTTCCATTACCATTACCATTCAAAACTTGAGCATATGCATATCGTAGATTGTATCTCAACAATGCCATATTAGTATCTGTCATTCTTCTTAAACTGAATGCAGATGTACTACCATTAAAATAAAAAGGTCTTCGCTCAGCCATTTATACCTAGTCCTTTAAAATAAACGGGTTGAACCGTTAGTGTCATATACTGCAAAATCTATCCATTGAACTAATCCTGATGTTCCAGATTGTTGTCTACAAATTCGATATTGTGCTGGACTTCCAGATGTTATTTTTACATCTCCTGAACTTGTTACTTCAGCTAGAGTTGTGGCTCCTGTAACACCTAATGTTGATCCAACTGTTGTGGCTCCTGTAACACCTAATGTTGTAGAGACAGTTGCACTTCCAGTAATATTCGTTGATTGTAATTCAGCCATTTTCTCTTCCTTTGATTAATATTAAAAGTTTGTGTAACTATTTAGTATTTATCTATATTACCATTAGTTGATTGGGAGTCATCGAGTTTCTTTTTTCTAGAAGATATCAACGATTTTAGTTCCTCTTCAGCATTGAGCTTAGATTCTGTTACTGGGGGAGAATTCTGTTGTTTTAATAATGCATCATTATTTCGGGTTTTATTTTTTTTGTGTTTGGAACGATTCTGCTCTTGTAGTAAATATCTCCATTGAGGAGATTGCATTTCATTCCATTGTCTTCGTTCTGACATATTAATATATTTCTTTTAAAAGGTTATAAAAGGGGACCTAGGGGCTGTACGTGAAATATTTGAGTACTCCTTATTTCACATGTGTCAGCAGCACTTTTTGAGGTCAGCTAGCTCCCTCTCCCCAAGTCCCGTTATATTAATATATATAATATAAAAAAATGAAACAACCATGAGCTCGCCCTTGTACTTCGATACCAAGAACCTTGGGTCTGCGAACTTCTCACGAATCGTCATCACCGCTCTTGTATATGCAGTCATTCGGACTGCAACTTACTCACATAACATTCCTACCTCAGAGTCATTGAAGGGGAAGTTACCCTAGAAGTCCACTCAACGAAGCTTCCTTCTACCTCTGACCAATACCACCACCTACTCAGAATGATTAGGTTATCTCATATTCTTTTTAGTATTTTCAACTGTTGTCTTTGTACGTTCAATTTTTTTCTTGATGAGTTTTGTAAAATCATCATCTTTATTAGATTTTAGCTCTTGCTCCCATTTAAGAAGAGATTCTTCAGTACGTTTTAAAGCACCTTCTTGTCGATAACGTTTTTTATCACTCATGTTTAATTCTCTATATTATAAGTTTTCTTCTATGACACAATCAGGACATTCTCCAGTGTCAGTATCTACCCTACACCCACCAATAGCATTACATACAAGTCCTCTAGGAACTACAGGTGAATCTTCAACTTCCATACCAACTATAATAGCTGAACATCTTTCATCTACACGTGCTCTATTGATTATACTATCGCATCCGTTAGCCGCACATCGATAAGGTTCCCAGACAGTATTAGTACTCCTAAAAAATGCTTTCCCCCATTTCATCATGTCTTTATTTTTACGACCTTTAACACTCTCTACACATACACTATGAAACAGTTCCCCAAAAGCCGTATTCGAACTATGCATGGGACTGAGTACTTTCAGTTTATAATTTGTCTCATAAGAGGCTGCGGACACCACACTAAAAAATGTAGAAACTGTCAACAATGTTAATAATAATTTTTTCATAATTACACCAAGTCAATATGTTCTGATATTACCATTCGACCACCAATACTCATATGTTTGATATGGCCTGCAATATCGTCATCATAGGAAAGAACTATTTCAGCCCATCCCATCGTTCCATCCGAACACTCATAAAAACATCTCAATCTACACATAATATCCTCTTTTTTCTATTTATTAAAATGAATGGGGTTATCCTCACTCTTCATGGACCATTATACAGCATTTCGCTGATAAAGTCAAGGGTTTATAAGTTATAAATAAAAAGAAATTCCAAATGAACAAAGACGTATATTATAATAAGGTTTTTTACAAAGAACATGGATGGGCTTCATGTTATGAGTGTGATATCACTTTTGAAGATTTAGAAAAATTATTCATACATCAAAATATCCACCTCAAGGAAGAGATGGATAGAGCGAGACTAAAAAAGAATTAACAACCCGTCCAACTCAAACCACGAAAATCATTCTCAAGAATGTTTCCACGTGCAAAGTTTTTTGTAGGCCCCGCCCATCCAGCAGGTTTCAAGATGTCACCGAATCTAAACTTCTTATCAGAATCAGTAATGACAACAAAACAACAAACACTTCCACCAGATGATACTTTAATATACTTGTTTTTTACTTCATAACCAAGTTTATCAGCATATTCTTTTTCCATTCTTTCTCGGATTTCAGTCACACGAATAAATTCCTTTGCGTCTGATTCAACCGTCCGACATCTCATAGACCAACCATTATAGTCTTCTATCATATGGTTCATCAAATTCTCCATACCTGTTTTTACTTCTTTATGTTTTTTCACTATACTCATATCTTCCTTTTCTTTTTCAATTAAGCGGTTTTCAGGACAGAACCACTCTGTTCCCTCTTTCGCCACCTTTCATGGACCATTATACCATAAGTAGCTCAGGAAGTCAAGTGTTTATAAACCATGAAGGCATATTAGAGTATTTCCATACAGATATTGATGCCTTCTCTGTCATATAATAATTCCTGTAAGCAGTTACAGTGTCATCATTCTTACAATGATCTGGCATACACTGAGGTGGATCTTTCCAGCCATTGTCTGTAATATTTTTTGGGGGAGTCTCTAAAATTTTACCAAGCGTATTCCATGACTTGTGAACCTTAAATCCACACTTCTCATTACTGTATCGTATAGAATACTCTGCGCTCAACATTCTGAACAATCTAAACAACCAATCATAGTGCTGGCTAGATGAACGTGTCCAAATTGTACTAGGGTGATTTTTGTGTGCAATCTTGTAAGTCGATGCAGGCGCAGACTCTCCATCTAGTACTCTATGTGCTGTAGACAATAGCTGCGCATATTCTAGTATCATCTTCACACAATGTTTATCTGCGTGCATTTCCGCGCAGTCGTCTGGGCGTTTATCTAGATAAAATATATTCATTTTTTTTCATTCTCCAATGTGATTTATTCTTCAGGTTAATTATTAGCTCTTCTTTACAAGTAGGGGAGCAGACATGTCCTATTCCTTCTTGACAATTGAATAGATAACTTACGTCTATTCCAGTATCTTTTCTCCACCCTGTACGTTTACAGTTAGTGCATATCATCTCTTCTCTTTCCTCTATAAAAACAGGAAAATATATTTGCCTGTTCCATTGTGGGGCGTTGTTCTGAGTACAGCTAAAACGACCAGTAATGCAGTCAAAACTTTTGACCGCATCGACCAGTATTAGAATATATTAGTAGGGGGTTACATATGCCGAGGGACCCCTACCGCAACTATTCGGCCACAGCTAAAACGGGGTCCCTCGCCAGGAACTAGATCTGAACCACTTTGTAACGTTGTCCTTCTATTACCTCATAGCCCATCACCTTTACCATGTCAGGCATCGGCTGGACTTTAGCATCAAAATAGAGCTCCTGCGCAGGAATAAACTCCCTAGGGCGGCTACTCTCATTCAGAATTTCTCTTAGTTCGTTGTCTGTTTCTTTTTCAAATAGATTACTCATGCTAACATCTTCTCTGTTATATTGTGAAAAAAGGATGAGGGGATATTGGTTTCTCCATCTGTGGGAAACTTATGCGGCTACCCGAAGGCCCCCTCTACACCACTATTGTTTTCTGACCGTATTACTTTACATTGACTGTTCTCTCTCTCTATTGGATATGATACGACACCTCACGAAGTCGGAGGTTAATGCATTCGGATCTACACAAATTACA